TGATTATTACGGGTGCTTTATTTCTCTACCATGTAGTTAGGTATATTGCGATAGCAGCTTATATACATGGTGTTTGTTCTTGGATCAAGATACGCCGTCCAATTCCAACCATATACGCCGCGGTTATAACCTAACTCAATTAAATCGTACTTTGATACACCCGCGTCCTGGTAGCAACAATAGCCGATTTTACAGTGCTCTACGCCCTGATAGATTCTAAATAATTCTTTTACCGTCATGATATTAACTCCTATTCTCCCGCCGCTTTTATCGGCGCGGCGGGCTGCCTTTGTTCCTGATTAGATGTGATTATCTCCACAAAAGAAAATCATTTACCGCGTTGAGATCGTCGCCGATAAACATAAGCTGCGCGCTGTTGCTTGCGGCTTTTTCCGGCTCGTCGCCTGGAAATGCGACATAATAAGAGCCGTTGTTATCCGTGAAAAATCTGTAACCTTCCGCCGCGTCGTTCTTGTACCACTTCCACGCCTCGGGCTCTAATTCCCTTTTAAGGAATTTTACAGATTTAATCTGTAAAGGCTCGTTAAAAATGCCCGTGTCATAGTGCTTTGAATCGGTACAACCACAAACAATACCTGTATATAACATATTGACCTCTTTCCACGGCTGCCGCCGTTGTTTTCTTGCCTCAATATTAACCGCAACGGGCTGTATTATCAATCCGTTGTGATGTTGTGATATTGCTAACTTTTGCGGTTTGTTTTTGTGGAATGTATACAAACGGTATACGGGCGGCGGCTGTCCTGGAATCGCTGACCGCATGAGGATCAGGAACGGGCGCGGCTGCTGCTGTTGGTGGTGTCCGTCCGGCGGGTGATCCGAAGACGCCCGAAGACCGACGGCATAAACCCTCTAGCCTACTAGGGAAGTGGGTATCAGGGCGATCCGGCTGCCCTTTCTTTATATATACGCGTGCGGGCGTGCGGGTGTGCGTATGTACGCGAGAAATAGTCGTGAACGGGTGTCAGAGTCGACCTCGATTTCCAGGGGAAATTTGGGTGTCAGAGTCGAATTAAGGTGCTAGAGTCGTACACGGTTTATAGTCGAATTTGGGTGTCAGAGTCGTGCCCTGTTTTTGTATACTAACTGTTTACAACGTGTATTGTGCTACATATAATAAAGATAGTCGGAAAGCGATTTCCGGCACTATAATTATGGAATCGAGGTACACAAATGGAATACTTCAAATTTATTGACGGCTACTCTCACCTGCTCATATCTTCAAAAGGAAGAGTTGTAAGCATACTGAATGACAGGGAGATAAAACCGTTCGTCAGCAACAGGGGTTATCCAAGAGTTGCACTATGCACGAACGGGAAAGCAAGACACGTTCACGTTCACCGTTTGGTTGCCGAGGCGTTCATACCTAACCCTAAAGGCTATACGGACGTGGATCATATCGACGGTAATAAGCTCAATAATAATGTCGAGAATCTCCAATGGTTAAGCCGTGGCGATAACATTAGAAAAGCGGGTGACGCTCGTTGGAAAGGTGCTAAACCCGTTATCTGTGTCGAAACGGGGATAATATATAAATCAATACATCAAGCGTCGAAAGAGTTGCATATCGCACAAGCCACAATTTCCGCAATCGCTAAAGGCGAATATAAGTCGTACCGCAATTTGAGTTTCAAATACTATGAGGGAGAAACGGCATGAGCAAGATTACTGATTACATCACGGTCAAGGAATATGCAGAGTTACACAATGTCAGCGTTGGTGCGGTTCAGCAGAAGATACTTCGCGGTTATCTTCCCTACAAAAAGATAGGCGAAGGCAACCGCTCTATCAACCTGATTAAAGCCAACGAGCCGTGGATAAAACACAAGCCTGGCGTTAAAAAAGGCAGTCGCCGTAAGCACAATAACTAACCTCAACGGTTCACTCTTTGTGCAACCCTCACAATTTACAATAGCAACCGCAAGGGTTTATAGTTAGGCTACATACCACGAATGAAGGGAGATATACCTATATGGCAGATTACATCACGACAAGGCAGTACGCTGATCTTCACGGCATACCCTTTGAAACAGTAAGAACATGGACGAAGCAGAAGAAACTTCCCTCAATCAAGATAGGCGATTCCGTAATGATAGACAGGAATGAGCCGATACCCGAAAAGCGTAAGCCGGGCAGAAAAACGGCTGCGGAAAAAGTTGCTGCGGAAGTTAATAGCAAGATACTTCATGTAGAGATTACGCGAGCTTACTACGTCGCCGTGTGCGATAACTCCGGCAAGGAGATCGTATCTGATTTCACGTTCCTGACTAAAGCCGAGGCAGAAAAGTTAGGTGCGAAAATGAAAAAGGAAGTCGAGGGCAAATTATGAAAGACTATGAATATCAGGCTTATGTTTGCAACAATGCTATTTATGGTTGTCTTGTCCAACTTAAAGCAAGTGGCGTTCCTGACGAAGATATAATGACAATGCTGAAATGTATGGGCGAAGTTCTTATTAAAATGAGTTATTTGGAACACCCGATAGATTACTATATTAAGCACATTGAGGAATGGAATATAAAAGCGAGGTAAACACATGAAGATAAACAACCTTAATGACTTCATCACTTCACCTGATATATCCGGCTACGAATCGCCTATACGAATGATTGTCGGTGAAATGGAAACGAAAATGGAAGCTGATACAATGTATGTTATTCAGCATTATGGAATTGACGTTGACAAGGACGAACTTATCAAGGCTTTGCAGTACGACAGGGATCAGTATAACAAAGGCTACCGCAACGGTTATGAGGCAGGATATGACAGAGCCAAAGAGGAAGTGCTAAAACAATGGGGCATGATTCCCGAATAAGCAATTAAAAAGGGCGAGTGATCGCCCTTTATTTATCTTCGCCAGGATATTGTATCGGCATAGCCTTTACTTCGTGGCAATCTCTTAAAAGCTCTTTTATCTTCACCGCACCAAGTCCGAATCGTTCCTGTGCCTTTTCTAAAATTTCTCGCTCACTTAAGAGCCTATCGTTTGTATCGCTCATAATAGCCTCTATTTCGCTTTGCAATCGTTCTGAATGAAATTAGCCGTAAATTGTCAGCGCGTGCCGTAGAACGCAAATGTGAGCGTTTCTACGGCTATGCTTATCACTTATGCCACTTGTTTTTCTTAAAACCGTGGTTTTCCTTGTCCTGACTTGCCTTATCTTCGGGTTTCGGATCGTCAGCAGGCTTTTCTTCCTCGGATTCAACAGTTCCGGCGAAAAAGTATTTGCCGTCATTAACGCTGATCTCAAAGCCTTCAAACTTATCTGACTTTGTAATATCGCTTGCGGATTCAATGATTCCCATAGCTTTTCCATACGGCATTGAAGCCTTTACATAAGCACTACCCGCCTTCATGACAAACCAAACGTAATTGTCCTCGTTTTTTATCAGATTGTACGACATAGGTTTACCTCCTTCCTTTAGTGATACTTAACATTATACTTCCTGTATGGCGATTCCGTGAACGTACAACATGAGCTTGCGCTTGATAACATAATCCTTGTTAATCCTGGTGATCTCGGATTTAGCGTCCTCTACAACTCTATCTCCTGTTTCGTTGTCTATATAACTAAAGTCGGCAACATAAACTATTTTTCTCTCTGCAAGAATTTGTTTATCTTTTAGCCTCTTTCCGTTTTTCCCATAGCGTTTCTCATAGCGGTACTGATTCGGGATCAGAACAAACTCCTTCTGCAATTCGAGATTACTGATCTGTCCGGCTCTTTGCAGCAACTTCAACTGACAGTATCTTTCGGCTTCATGTTTGCTGTCGAAGGTGATACCGTCGATTGTAACCTTGTGAGCATTATATTTCGTGCCGTTTCTTCTCCAACCTCTGTATGCCATTAGTCGTTATCCTCGCTATCGTCAACAACAATAAATTCCTCAATCTGATATTTGATGTAGGGTGCTGCACCCACCTTTGCCTCAATTTCAATTTTCACTTCCGTAGGGCAATTCGTATTAGCCAAAATACTTTCAACCTTATCTACGATTGCCTTATTCAGCTTTTCGCCTCTTGCTATAATAGCCATTAGTCGTACCTCCCAGGTTTAGTCATATCCTGATACTCAATGCTTGATCGTAATGCTCTCCTGACGCTCTCACTTGCGTTCTGCTGCGTTGCAAGCCATTTAATAACATCTTTGTCCTTCTCATTATCGAGAAGCACACAAAGCATTTTCTTACGTTTCATGTACCGCTTCCGATAGATTTCGGGTTTTTTCAAGGATTCATTCATTCTGTATCTCCTTCCATAAATTTGCGTTCCCTCGCTTCAACCTCGCAAGTGTTACAAGTCCATGTATCGCACTTCTTATTCGTGTATGGGCAAATGCCCTTGAAAATCTCTCTGCCATATTCGTTGGGTTGGAATACAACTTTCATACCTTCGGGTAACGACATAGGCTCAAAACTTGCCGTTAGGCTTTCCATACCCCATTCTTCCTTAAACCGTTCTATCTGCTCTTTACTCAACGGCTCTGTGCATTTGATTGTGTAAGAATCAGCTTTTTCGTTCCGTAAAAGCTCGTAGCCACCTATCAGGAAGTCGTAAACGGCTAATATTTCTTCTTCCGGCAAACATAAATCGCACAACTCACACAACTTTACTCCGTCGTCGTCTTTCGGACAACTTTCGCCAATCGGTTTACCCTGCCTGGCGATACATTCACGCTCTGTTTTCAGCACCTTAAGAATCTGCTCTGTGTTCATTCCGCACCGCCTTTCTCGATCTTTTCCAATAGTTCAGTAGCATTACAGACATAAATACCCTTAAACCCGTCTTTAAATTCAATATGCGTAAAACTATTAGATTGTTCTTGATAATTACCCAAAACATCACAAGGATAGAATTTAACTATGTTTTCTGTTTCAAGTTCATAGCTGTTGATCTTCACAATCATTCCGCACCTCTCATATCTGCATCACAATGACAATAAGGATAAAATACTGACATTGGTATTGACCTCTCGTAATCAACATTTATTTTTCTTCCACAACAAGAACAAACATATTCAACAGGCACAATTCCTTCTCTTGTTATTTTTATCCACTCGCCTTGCGGTCTCTCAAACTCGCACCTATCACCGCAATTATCTGTGATGTAGTTTACTGTCGGGGCATTGTCTATATCGTGTAATACTTGCTTAAACAACGTTTTCGCTTCAATACCTCCAAGAGCAGATTCAGGAAACCACTTCACTAAATCTTTCTTCAACGCGTCAGCGTCAATCAATCTAACTTCGTTCATATCCGTTTACCTCGTAGTATTCGTCAATTTCCTTTTGCAATTCTTCCCACGTCTGCCCCTTGCGAAGTCCTACCATAAATGACGGCGGTAATATCATATCCTTGTCATTTGCTCTCCATAGGTGAAGGCAATTCTTTCGGTTGTTCACATACTGGTCTTTGGGTGGGTGTATCTGTATCACCGCCTCGGTATCATTAAAGAAAATGTCTTTGATAATACACATTTGATTCCAAGTAGGTACTTTATTCGGCTTTAATGGAGAAACCGAAACGTGATCCCAACCGCCACCCCAACTTGCTATGAAACTCATATCAATATTGTCAACTGTCAGAAAACCTTTTATACCGTCATTACTAACTTTGGGGTAATCGTTGTGATAGATATGCTTACTGTCGGCAATTATCAGATTCACGCTTTTCATTCTTCCTCGTCCTCTTTTTCTTCTTCCTTGATACAGTAATCTTCGGTGCAAGTCCTCTTGATCGTAAACATATTGATTCTCTGCAACTTGTAAAACTCGCAACCCTCACAACCCGAAGGTTCTTCGTTATCTCCTGCGAACTCGTGATTGCAAGCAGATACAAATTCGTCGTAGTCTATTGCACCCACTTTATAGTCTGAATAAGCACTCATTCTGTATCTCCTTCCTAATTCGGTTCTTCGCACTTCGGGCAAAGAAGATAATCGCAATCTTCCTTTTCGTGCGGTATATAAAACACTTCGCCACAAGTATTACACTTCCACTTGTCAAACTCTGTTTTGTCGCTCTTGCCGTGATATGTAATCATTCCTCTTCCTCACCTTCTCCCTTATCCGTATAAGCGTCAATCTCGTCACTCCGGCAATCGGGGCATATTCTGACTTCCTGATATGCAGGTGATCCCCAAAACTCGCCTACCCATTCTCGCCTCGTTTCAACTTTGTTTTCGGGGAAAACCAAACCGCAATTCTCGCATTTGTAAACCATAGTCATTCCTCCTTACTGTAAAAACGCACCGCACGAAAAACAGTAATGCAATTCGGCTTTGTTATCCTCGCAAGTCGTCGCGCTTCCGCAAAACGGACATTCGATATATCCCTCGTCTGAATGGTCTATCCACTCGCCTAACTTCGGTGCATAAAGTTTCTCGCCCTTCAAAACACCGTCAGCGTGTCCTTCGGTATAGCCTATGTCGTAACTATCACGATCTCTCTCCAATGACTTGATAGCCATATCAATAGCCTCTTTCCTCGAATTGTCATATTGTTCGTCGCCACCGCGAATGTATTTCTTCTCGATTGCTTTTAACCACTCAATAGCCTCTTTGTTATCCATAATCACTCCTTATCTCCGTCACGGTTCGCCATGACGATACACGTTAAAATCATTCCGAAAAGAAACCCGAAAAAGAAACCGCACATAACAGCAATAATCGTATTCATTCCTCGTAAACCTCTTTCCTGTAATATTCCGTCGGCGGTATCGCCTCTAATGCCTCGTAGTCCTCTTCCGTGACGATTACCTCTATCTCTTCCCATTCCACGCTGAATACTTCGTAATAGCCTGTGGGAAAACTCATTACACTTTCCTCGCCTGTGTAGTCCTCGTAGAAAAGGTCAATCCACTTTCCCGAAAATGCCCCTGTGTCCTCTGCAACGTAGGTTCTATCAAAGTATGGGATATAAAATTCTTCGCCAAAACTGTGATAGTTGCGGTCTATCGCACAAGTCGTAGGCTCTGTCAGCCTGTGATCGTAGTCGGCTCTGTGACAAGTCACTCCACTTGCCGTACTCCAACTGCCACCGCACTCATAAGGGCAATAAGCCGTGATGTAGTAATATCCCAAGCTCGTCAGCCTCATTCGGTTAAACGTCAGTTTGTACGGTTGGAACGTACCGCCTTCCCTGCTTACATTCACCTTATCGGGTATGTACCGTATGTCGGGCAAGTCAACGTATAAATCTCTCGCCGGAACTCCGTCATAAACGATAGTTGGTATCGGTATGTCCTTTTTCTTCGTGTCCGTTTGGATAAACAGGATAGCGATTATCAGGATCACCGCGTTAAGTCGTTTGCTCACATTTCAAACGGTAATTCATTACCGCCTCCCGCCTCGCTCTGTACCTGCTGTGTAGCCTGTGGCGTAGCCGTCTGCTGTGTCTGATTCGAGCCGTTATTACCACCGCTAAAAAATACCTTGTTGACAATAATTGAGGCAACCTTGTGTTTTACACCGTTCTTATCGTCGTATGTCCTGGTTGTAAGCTCGCCTGTCAGCAGAATGTCCTCGCCCTTGTGAAACCACTTGCGGATATGCTCGCCTAACTTCTCATAAGCAACGCAATCAATAAAATCTGCCTCATAATTGCCCTCGGCGTTCTTGTAGTTTCTCTGTACCGCTACGCAAAATACCGTTACGGTCTTTCCCGAAGGCGTGTTCTTTGCCTCTGCGTCGCGTGTCATTTTTCCCTGAATCGTGATCTGATTTAATGCCATGATGTTTATTTCTCCTTTACTGTTCATAAGGCAAAAAGCCTTTCGGTAATTCAACTGTGTCGTTTTCTTCGCAACCGAAACCTATCCATTCGCAAAACTTATCCAGGTATTCGTCGCAATTCTTTGTCGCTCCCGATTCAATAGCGTTTGGTATAGTCGGCGTGTACGTTATCTCGGCTCTGACGATCTTATCCCGTATGTCGGACGGCGAAGGAAAAAACTTATTAGTCTGTAAATGAAACCTTGCCGCCTTATATACTGCCTCGGCTGAAAACTCGCCTAACGTCATTTCCCAAGCCAAGATAGTTGATTCGGGATCAGTAAACTTCGTCATAGTGTTCGGGTATGCTGCCGCGAGTATCTTTAAGAGCTTTGCTGTTTCTTCTCTCGTCATACGTTTGCTCCTTAACAAAAAGCGTCAAACGGATTGCCGGACGGAACGCCATAGCTGCGGTGCTGTGTGCTGTGCTTTTCCCATGTGATAAGTTTTTGTTTCCAATTCTTTACAGGCTTGCCTTCGCTGTCTTTCCAACCGCCTGTCGTGAAGTATTCATAAAACACATTGGGATCAACACAACTGTTTCTTTCCTGACAATATGCTTTTACTTCATCAAGAGTAGGTGGAACGAACCTTTTGGACTTTTCAGTAGGGGATATAGGGGATATATCTAATTCTTTAGTATTTAATACTTTAGTATTTGATATATTAGTATTTAATACTTGCTGATTATCCGTAAACGTATCGTCCGTAATTGGGTTTTCCGAATACGGTTCTTGCGGTTTTTCGTATATGTCGTAGATATATCCGTTAAATCTTCCGTTTTCGTCATTTGAACGTGTCCTGATTATGTAACCCCTGCTTATAAGCTCATTTAATGCGCTTGTAACCGAAGTCGTACCGTCATTTGACAGGCTCACCAAACCTTCGATTGAATATTTCCAATCGTCAGGTAGTGATAGAATCGTTGCTAGAAGTCCTTTTGCCTTTAATGTAAGGTCTTTATCTTTGAAAACGTGATTGTCAATAACGCTATAATCTGTCCTCTTGTGTCTACGATATACGCTCATATTCTCTCCTCCGCTTTTTTACACTTGTCAATTAGAGTTCCAATATCGCAAATCTCTCTATCCAACATCAGGATTGCTTCTTCACTATTTAGTTTTGACCTTGTTTTTAAAAGGTTATCCTCGCGTTTCTTTAACATTTCTGCCAGGGTTTTAAAATAATAAATCGAAACGCAATCGCTGTGAATTTTTGAATCGTGAATACCCATTAGGCAACTTTTGATTACTTTTGATACGTCCCCAAGCTCAAACAGCTCGTCGAGTGCCGCGATCTGAATATCAGCGTCAATTTTTGCGTAGTCTGCGCCCATACTGATTGCGTAAGCGAAAAGATAGATAATATCCTCGGGGTTGTTGTTCGCCGTCTGACAAGAAATGTCGTTTATTGCTCTTTGAACGGCGTTTTTTTCTGCCGGAATAGTGGCATAAGACAAAGCGTAAGCAAGGTAATCATTAATGCTTAATTCGTGAGTGCTTTTGTGGCACTTATCGCAAAGCGTAACAAGGTCAGCGTCTTTTTCTTCTCCCAAGTTCTCGTAGGTGATGTGATGAACTTGAAGGTTCTTTGATTCACCACACTTAACGCACCTAAAGTTATCTCTTTCAAAAATTCTCCGCCTTGTTTCTTGCCACTCATTAGAATTGAGGTAGGCTTGATACTCTGAACTGTTTTTAACGTGTTCGGCTCTTTTAGAATCAAGCAACTCAATCATTTCGAGATCGTCTTTAATCTCTTGTTCTAATTTGTCGATATGTTTCTGTATCATGCTATCTCCTTAAAAAAGAAACCCGATATGTCGTTGCGAAAACATATCGGGTAAATCTTCCAAAAGCGGTTGTACCTGGTGTTGTATTGTTCGCAACACCAATACAACCATATTTATTTAACCCGATTATCTGTCGGAAATCAAGCCTTAAACCTCAAACGGGGGTTCTTCGCCGCCAAGAATCGGGGGAAACATAATGTTGTCTATGCTCTCCTGACCGCCTGACGTTGCCTGTGTAGGCTCTGCAACCGTCTGTACGGGTTCTTTTACCTTTTCGGGTTCGCTCGCCTCGTCAGGGGCAATTACGGGCGTTGTGTCGAGCTGAATATCTGCCACGCTTTCGCCGTTATCCAACTTGATTGATCCCATTTCAGACTGATCGTAAAGTGAACTCATTTCTTCGGGGAACGCCTCGCGTAATGCCTGGGCAACAGCAACCTTACGGATCATAGTCGCGGGTTTGGTAAGCCAATTTGACTTGCCTGTGGAATACTCCTTCATGCTGACGGAAGAATAAAAGGGAACGTCATAACCCTTAATGATTACCTTTGCCCAACCGCCTACAAGGTTCTCACCTTCAAGTACGAATGTGCCTTCGCGTTCCTCAATCTCGTTATTAGCGTTGACTACAATAACACCTGCGGACAAACCGCCGAATTTCTCTGAACGCATAGCACGCTTCAAAAGTACGTCCTTGCCGACAACAACGGTTGCCGGACTATTACCGTACTTAATCAGGTATGCGTCCCTGGTAAAGGGGTTAAGGTGCTGAAACTTGCACAAGGACAAAAACATAACAACTTCCTGATCCGTAACCTGACCGTTACCTGCAACGAGATAGTCCTTAATCATTTTCGGGGAAAGTTTAACGTCCTCGCCGTTAGCCTTGAATGTGATAGCGTTGCTCGCCTGTGCCTGTGTCTTAACTAATGAATTTTTTACTGCCATGATGTTTTACTCCTTAATTATTGTTTGAATCTGCGGTAGATAATGCCCACTTCTTAAGTCCTTCAAGGTGAATCATATACTTTTTGCCCGCCTTACAATGCGGTATATCCTTGATGTTCTGACGGATAAACCATGCGGATAAGCCTGTTCTCCTTGCTGCCTCGTTGATGTTACAAAATGTTGCCTCTGAATCGTCGTTCTGTGTTGTTTCCATAATCGTTTACTCCTTTATGCTTTTGCTAATGTGATTCCGTTTGCCTTGCAAAAATCGGAAAGTGCCTTTGCTTGTGTCTTTGTGATCTTGCACTTGAAGGACATTTCAACGGCAATTTCGGATTCTGCGCTTGCCTGGGTTTCCTGACCTTTTTGTGCCTGTATTTCAGCCATGCGCTCGCCCTCGGCTAATGCCTTATTCAAGTCCAGGCAAGTTTTGTAGACTTCTTCCGCTTCAAACGCATATCGAGGCATACGCTTGATGATAGCCAAGTCGTTTACCGCCTTTTCGCATATCTCCGTGATCTCTTTTGAGATAGCCTTTTCTGACGCACCCTTGTTTTCCCACTTGTCGTTGTAAACCATATCCAGGGTGATAAATTCCAACGGATAGAGGCTGACAACTTCGGAGAAGATAGTAGCGATACGCTGTTTCTTCTCGGCGATTCGCTTATCATCAAATGCGTCAATCTGTTCGCCTATGCCGGAACTCGCCGTGTCAATCAGGTCGCAAAGCTCTTTCGCCTGTGCTTTGAACTCGTTAAAAGGCTGCATATACTCTTTTTCTCTTGCTATACGCTCGTCGTTGATAGCCTTCTTCAACTTGTTCAGTTTCGCCTTATCTGCTTTCGCCTCGTCGATAGTATCTTCCGTGTAAACGCGGTTCTCGTAGTCAGCAAGGGCGGTAGTCAAATCTGCCTTAAGTTGCTCGTAATTCCAAACAACAGGCTTGTTCTTCGGTGCTGTTACTTTCAATTCAAAATTCATGTTTGGTATTTATCTCCTTCCTTATAAAGTCAAAACTAATGACGGCTCTTTGTTCTTCCTTAATGCCTCGGCAAATACCGCCGCCTTTTCCATAATCAGGTCTATATCTGCCTCAACTTCGCTACGCTCTATGTGATAATCTTTCGTGATTATGTGAAGATCGCTGTCAGGAAAGTCATATTTGAGGTTTGCCCTTAAATCGACGTAATCAAAATTCGTGACACCAAGATAGAAACAAACCTGGCAAAAATAGTTATCGGGTATCTGTCCGTCTTTCCACTTATTCGCCTGAATCGCCGACGTAATAGTCGCCGTCTTGATTTCGAGTATTCCCTTCCTGCCGTTCTCGTCGGTAGTCCACCCGTCGAGGCTTGCGGCTGCAAACGGAAATTCCGTATTATGCCATGAATTGTTAGGAACGTACTCAACCTTTAAATCAGGTCTATCAAGTTGGAACAAAGCTCTGATATGCTCTTCGGCTTTTGTGCCGTAGATAACCAACGGGTTATCGGATAAATCGTCGGGTTCTACGATTCCCTTCTTCTCGCGGTAGAGCTGAACGTTAGTTTTCCACGGGTTATATCCCAAGATACACGCTACGTCTGAACCGCCTAAATACTTCTTCCTGTTCTTCAACCACGATTCATGATTCCGGCAACGGTGCATTTCTACGCTCATATTGCTATTTCCTCTCTTTCCGATACTGAATAACGCTTGATGTAGGAATACGAGCCGTCAGCGTTCTCTACCCTTACCGTTTCGCGGATAACCTCGTAGCCTTCCTCGTCCATATCCCATATACGGCTCGCAAGGCGGTATATGCCTAACTTGTATGCGTCGCGCTGTGTTATCCAGGTGTTAGTCTTGCAAAAGTTGAGGATTATTTGCTTCTGTGTGATCTTGTTCATTTCACCACCTCGATAGCTCTTATGAGAACATAATCGTCCGGCAACGTGTCGGCTATTCTATGGATTCTTACAAATGTGGGGAATTTCTTATCCCCTATCTTGATACGCAAGCCGTTTTCGTTGATAAATCTGTGAACAACCTTGTCGGCGGTGATAAGGTCGATCCCATACTCTAAAACAACAGGGCGAAAATCGCCACCGTGTTGTGGTTCAGCCACAACGTAATACAAATCTTGTCTTTTCATTTTTCCTACCTTTTTACTTTTCTTTGGGAATGAAATATTCTACTGGTTCATTAAGAGCCTTGCAGATAGCAATATAATCTTTTACCGTTATATCTTTGTTCCTATTGAGAATCTTCCAAAGAGTGTTGTATAAGATTCCGCTTGCTTCTGCTAATTTCGTCAACGATATGTTATTAGCTGAAATATAATCGTTGATGTTTTTTATAACTTTTTCACCCATTTTTACCTCCTTTCATACTGATATTATATAGTTTTATTGAAAATAGTCAATAACATAAGCATAGAAAAAGGGGAATATTTTTCAATTCCCCCGAAAGTTTTTGAAATAAGATTACAGATTTCAAAATCATATTTCAGTTTTCTAACTCAACTTTAATTCTGTTTAACTCAATTAAAAAATCGGGGTTGAGTTTTTAATTGAAGCTAATGAGATAAACCTTA